TTATAATCTCAGATATAAAATCTTCTTTTATTTCGGTTTCATTATATTTTCTAAATTGCTTATCTACTTTTTCTACATTTAATTTTATTTCATCATCTTTAAATATGTCATCATCTTTTTTTAAAACATCTTCTGGAGCTACTTCTTTAATATTTAAAATATCTATAATATTTGTATCATCAGGTAATTTATAAACAATTTGTCCCTCGTCCAAATTGACTAAAATTTTTTGGTCTGATTCATTATTAAGAATAAAATAATTTTCATTTAATTCGGTTATTTCACCTATATAATCTTTAAATTTATCTGATTTTTCTAATATTAATAAATACAACCCTGTAATATATAATTTAGGATTTATTTTATCTGTAATAAGACCACCCAAATCTCCTTGTGTTTCGTTATCTACTTCAAAATCTTTATCTCCGTGATCGCCACCCATATCATAATCTTCTTCATATTGTTTAGATGAATCAAGTGAAGATTGTTCTGATTGGTCGTCCGATTTATCTTGGTTAATTATAATTTCAGCCTCGTGACTTTTATCAGAATTTTCACTCATATTAATATAATATATATCTTATTTTTTTTTAATTAATACTTAAAATTAAAAGTTTAAAATAATATAGAATAAACAATGGAAATTCAAACTTTTATAAATCAAAATAATGACTATCTTGTTAAATTAAAAAATATGGGACTGCAAATTAATACATATAATGTTTTAGGTTTATCTCTAATTAAATATAATGATAAAACAAATTTAAATGAATTTACTAAATTATTCAAATCAATCATTATCAATCAAAAAACTAATAATGTAGTGTGTATTTCACCTATGAAATCAAATAAATCTACTCACACTATTTTATTAGAAAACAATATAGCAATTACTAGAATGTATGATGGTACTATGGTTAATGTATTTTACCATAATAATGAATGGACATTATCTACTAGATCATATATTGGAGCAAAGAATTATTGGAATAAGAATTCTAAGAAATCTTTTAAAGATATGTTTAATGAATGTTTTGATAAATATAATGAATTGAATAAAAATAATTCATATTCATTTGTTCTTCAACATAAAGATAATAGTAATATCACGCCAGTGGAAGAAAATAAAGTAATTCTAGTAGAAGAATATAATTTAGATAATGGTGTACCTAATAAAGTTAATTTAAATGATAATAAATATACATTTAATTATGTTAAAGAATATAAAAATTATCATGAACTAAAAAAAGAAGAATTAGATATTCATAAATATGATAAAGGATATAATATTATCAAAAATGGTTCAAGACATATTTATATTACAGATGATTATAAATATATTTTTGAATTGAAACCAAATCAAAATAATAAATTGTTTATATTCCTTATACTATATAAACAAAGAAATATAAATGAATATTTAAAAGTATATAAAAATGATAAAGAAATATTTGAAGTTTATAAAAATAAATATGAAATTATGAGAAATGAATTATATAGTAATTATTGTAATCATTTTATTAAAAAAGATATTGTTACTAAAGATGTACCATTTCAGTTGAAACCAATTATTTATGAATTGCATGATATTTATAAATCATCTGGTCAAAAAATCAATTATAAATTAATTAATGATTATTTACAAAATATGGATGTAAAAAGATTGACATTTATTATAAATTATTATTAGAGACTCTTAATAATTGTCTCATATATATTTTTTAATTCATCACAACAATCTTTAAAGACTTGAATAATTTTATTTGTTTTTTCTTTTTCTTCTAAATCGTCTGAATTATTCATTGATAATGTGAATAACATACTATTTTCTAATGGATGTGTGCGTTTATATCCACACATATTTAATACAGAACCATCTATAATTAATTTATTAGAAATATGAGCTTGAATTATAGATCCCAATGTATCATCAAATCCATGCCATTCAACTTTGTCTGTAATTACAGGAGGCATATCAATTAACATATTAATTACGTTATTTTTAACACCTTTATTATAAGTGAATTTAATATATGGGACATCTTCACCTTCTACAATTTTATCTAAAAATTCAGTGAATCCTTCTAAAGATTCAATAATGATTTCATTTGCTCTAATGAATAATTCTTTAGGGTTCAGATAATGTTGTGATTCAATATCAAAATTATAATAATATGGTTCTCCATTTTGGTCTCTGTGATAATATCTAGGTCCTTGAGAAATTTCAAAATCTTTTTTAAATTCTTCGATATTTTCTGGATTTTTCAAAGAAATTTTTTCTTGTAGAACTTTTTCTACTAAGTCGCTATTAATTTTAAATGAATATGCAGCGCAACACACAGATTGCCAACGGGCATCTTCTTTTGCTATAGATACTGAAGGAGTTCCATACAAAACTAACTTTTGAATATTATCATCTGAGTTTGTAGATTTAGTCTCGGTGATTATTGAATAATATTTATCTTGAAAAGGTCTAAATATATCTTTTTTAACTTGCGGAGAGACTTCTTTTGAATAATTATCTCTATCAACAGTTTTAATTAATCCGGCTTGATAATCTGCACTTTTCATGATAGTAGAATCTAACTCATATATTTTAAAGTCATTTGCTGTAATTAAGGTGACGGGGTCCGAATTATTATGTACAAAATCTAATACAAATAGATATTTTAATGGATTATCTTCAATTAATTTTGAATCTAAATATAATGGAATTAATCCAATACGATCTAAAATAAATTCATTATGTAAGGAAGTGTTATTAACTTCTATTTTAATATCTGGATTTTCATAGCTAGTTCTAAATGCATAAGTTTCTATAGAGGATAATAGTGTTCTACGAATAGCATTTATAATAGTTTTATCTAAACCATATTCTTCATTACCTTTAATATCTAATTCAAGTCTATTATCAATAGAGGTTTCTTTTTGAACGATTTCACAATTAAAGTCTGACATTTATATAATATAATTATATTTTTTAAATAAATTTCAAATTTATGTTTATTATATAAATTAAAAATATTTAATTATAAATAATGGATATTTATATTAGTAAAAAATGTAAACATTGTAAAAAATTATTAGTTGTATTTTATAATAATAAATATTTAATACAATATTTTAATATTATTGATGTTGAATCTGTACAAATTCCTAATTTTATTACTTCTGTACCTACTTTAGTATATAATGATGAATTATATTTTGATGAAAGAATGTATAACTTAATTGATAATGTCAATCAACATCATCTAAAAAAAATTTCTGACCATTCTAATATGGAACCGCCAATGATAAACCGACAACCTTCTACTATCCAGCCACCTGCGGGTACACAATCCCAGAGTAATATGATGGACGGATCCAGAACACCTAATTTAAATCCTGAAAGACAAACGCCTACATTGAATAGAGGGGGAAAACCTAATCCGTCTCAAAACAAGCCTGGCGAAGATAATGAAATAATGGGGGTGTGCATGGGTGAAGATTGTTTATATGAAAATATCAATGATGATGATGGTGGCTCGAATAATAGTTTAATGGGTGGATATTGTTTTTTAGATGATGGATATAGTGAAAAGAAACCCGAGCCCTCAAATAGTTCTTCATCTGGTGAAAAATCAAATAGGTTTGATGATAATGCGTATGAACAAATGATGAAAAGTAGAGGGAATATATAATTCGCGTATAATTTTTATATATTTATTATTTAATATATAAAATGGATCTTGATAATAAAACATTAATTTTATTTAAAAGTTTTATATCTGATATTTGTAAAGTATTCCCTGAGCATAAAGAATGTATCGATACAAATTATTCTTATATTTTTAAATCAAATGAAATTATAATAGATGAAAATGAAACAATTTCTGAATTTTTAAGAAATATAGATGAAAATAGTAATGGTATTTCTAATAAAAGCATCGATATATTTACAGAAGAACTATTTTTAATCAAAGATATTTCTATGAAATCAATTTGGTATTCAGATATTAGTGATAAAACTAAAGAAAATATTTGGAAATATTTACAAGGATTTTGTGTTATAAATATTTCAAGAAATTCTAATGATAAAATTAATGAAGTTTTAAAATCAATTGAATCTAATGAAAAAGTCACAGATAAACAAACTGTAAAAGAAATTAAGAAAATTAAAAAAATTAATGAAAATCTAAAAAACAGTGATAATATAGATGACAAAGATAATAAAGAAAAAAATGATATAGAAGATTTAGTAGATAATACATCTATTGGTAATTTAGCGAAAGAAATTACAGAAAATATGGGATTCAAAGATGGTTCCGAACCAGATATATCAGATTTAATGAAACCTGAAAATATGATGAATATGTTTCAGACAATTAATACTACATTAAATGATAAAATTAATAATAAAGAATTAGATATGAATAATCTATTTGGAGAAGCATCCGGCCTAATGAATAATAATGATATGATGAAAGGTATGATGGGTATGATTAGTGGCATGGCTAATAGTGGTGAAAATAGCGGCGGTCCCGATTTAAGTAGTATGATGAGCATGTTTCAAAATATGCAGCCACCGAATACACAACCGAATAATCAATCAAATAATCAACAAAGGCCCCGCCAATCATCTAATAATTCTACAGGTCCACATGATCCTGAAATAGTAAAAGAACGTTTGAGAAATAAATTAAATAAGAAATAAATAATTTATATTTTTTTTAATAATTATATATATATATATATGGATAATTTTTGGTTAAATGATTTATCGATAATATTTAATAAAAATCATTTTTTAGAGGTAATACCTTTTACTAATATGAAATTTAATGATAAATTAAATGCTATATTTAGAATATCTATTTATTATTTTATTATAATGACATTAATAAAAAAGAATTTAAATAATATTTTCATTCCAATAGTTGTAGGTATTATTACAGTATTTTTATATAAAAATTATAGGAGCGTCCATAGATTAAGTGAATCGAACTTGAGCGGGATGGAGTCAAGTAATTCTATTATAAGTTCTAATAATAACAGTGGCGTATCCGGTTGTAAAATACCTACTAAGGATAATCCATTTATGAATCCTACATTTTTAGATTATGGAGTCGGTGATTTACAACAATCTTGTTCATCTTATAATAATAGTGTAATTAGAGATTTGGAAAAAGTATACTATAATGAAGGATTATATGGAGATAATTTTGATATATATGGTAAAGAACATAGTGCCAGACAATTTCACACAATGCCCGTAAATTCTATTGTAAATGATCAAGGTTCATTTGCCGAGTGGTGCTATAAGAGTCCAGCCACATGCAAAGAAGGTAATGGAATTCAATGTAATATGAATTTACCAAGTGCTCAAGATGTTTCTGGCGGGCCAGGTAATAAGTAATTGATATTAAATTAATTTATTAATATAAAAAAATATATTTTATAAGTATATAAATGTCTAGTTATAATAATTTTAATGAAGTTGATTCTAAATTTCAAGAGCAAGAATGTTCAAAACAAGATGTAAATAAAAGTAAATTTTCACTATTTAATCAAACAAATTTAAGATTTGATGGCGGTACCACCACTATCGATAATGAACAAAGATTAGGTCCGGGCAGAAGAGAATTAGATAATATGTATGGATGCGAGTGCGGTTTAGAATCTGCTAGAGATTTACAATTATCTCAGCCTGCAATAAGTTTTAATGCTGGCGCAGGATATATGGGTGAACGAGGTTGTTTGATTGATAATGATTCGGCATTGCGTTCTGATTTACTTACAAATAAAAATTATAGAAATCAATTGCCGCAAGAATATAATGCAGGATTCTTTGGTAAAGGTTCATTTGATGTTGATACTGAATCCGTTATACAAGGTGGTAATTTAACTAGTCATGGTGATAAATCTTGTAATGTATTATCAGGTGTTTCTATTGGTAATTACTTCACCCCAATGATTCCAAGATTATCTAAAGAGGTTCAAAACTCTATTCATATTATTCCTGAAGATAATGCCAAAGAGTGGGTGAGAGGAGGTGTTAATTCTAGAGATATTTTTAAACAATTGGATTATAAACAAAGGTGTAATTATAAAGATTCGAATAATAATAATAATACAAATAATAATTTAAACGCTGTAAATTAAATGTTTATATATAATATAATATGAACGATTTATATTTAAAACAGGAATGTGAACAAATGTCACAAATAAATAGAGAATCACTTGGTACAGGGTTATATATGTTAGATATATCTAAAAAAATGAATAGTGTGGCATATCCATGGGCTCCCACAGTTAGGTTACAAAAAATGGGAGTATCTATTAATAAAAATATGTCATTAGTAGATACCGAATCAGACTTGAAAAATATAGTCAATGTAAATAGCAATGATCCCACTAAAAAATATATACCCGACCCAGATAAGAAAGTAGAATATCAGGATTTACCTGATGGGTTTTTCCATGAGGAAAGTACATTATTAACTAATCCTCCAAGCGAATTAAGAGGTTTAGCAAAAAATAGATTTTATCAATTACATAAAGATCCTCAAAAGTATGCAGTCGAACCGTTCTCTCGAATTGGTTCTGATACATATCAAGATATTATGGACAATGAAAAAGATTGTTAATTATATTCAATTGTTTTTTTTTTATTTTTTTTAAATATTATTATATACTATAATAATATGGAAGCAACTATTTTATTAGGAATATTAGGGGCGGGATATTTATTTAACAAAAATAATAGTAAGGGTGGCGGAGATAATTCTATTAACAATGATTTACCAGGACAAAATAATACATATACAACTGATTATTTCCATGAATCTCAACAGAATAAAGAACATTCAAATAATTTAAGAGATAAGTATGAAAAAGTAAAAATACCCGGGGCAAAAAATATTAATTTCCAAAATATAGAAGAATATTTAAATTCGGAAGATAATGGAAATTCAGAAGGGAAAGATTATATTTATAGCAGTTCGGCTGGTTCCAAAATAGATAAAAATGATTTCTTGTTAAATGATCAAGGTATTAAAATGGAACCATTTTTCGCGAAGGCACCCCCCAATATTAATTTAAATGATAATAGACATTTATCAAGACATCAGGGTGGTAGCGATTATAATATTAGAAAAAAAGAGCAAAGCCCCTTCTTTGAAAACTATAAACAACAAAATGTCCACGGCCAACAACCTTATTCTGACGAAATGAAAAATAAAATGTACGTCTCCAATAGTATGACCAATGTATTACCATTTGAACAAGTTCAAGTATCACAGATAGATGAAAAAAATCCTGCTAATATCGATGTCGGCCGACAATTCGCCCAAAGAAATAATGTTGATAATACAAGAACATTAAATAATCAAAAACAATCATATGATGGACGAATATTACCAGGCAAAGGTGAACAAAAATTAGGCAAAATTGGTCAAGTATTTAAGCACACTCCTGAAAATGATTATTTTAATTCACCTGATAAATGGTTAACGACTACTGGTGCTTATATTGCTAAATCAGAACGGCCCGAACAAATTATCCCTAATACTAATAGACAATTTTTTAATAAGGGTGAATTCGGTATTGCTACTGGTGGTGACCATGAAGCACCTCAATATAGATCTAAATATGCTGTCTCATCCAGACAGAATTTTGCTACGGACAGTATGAGAAATGCCGGGACAGATATTCAACAATCTAATAACGATGATATTAAAGATTCATATCAAATGTATCCGAATGAGAGAGATGTTACAACTCTTAGAACATATGATAGTAATATTTCTACAGAAGTTAAAGATTTCACATTAGGTTTAATGGATGGTGTTAAGAAAACTATTAAACAAACTACTATTGATTCTAAAAATAATGGATATATTAATGGCGGTATGGATCTGCCTACTGAGAGATTATATGATGAAATCAAGAAAACTAAGAAACAGTTCACATCATCAGACCAAAACTATATGGGTGTAGGGGGGACAGAAGTAGGACAACCTACTAATCATGAAAGTTATAATAATGCAGAAACTAATGCAACCAAAGAAATTATTGCTCAAGGGAGGTATCCTGTCCCCGAAGGTGATAAATATTATAATAGTAAAGAAACTTATAATATTGAAGTTAAGAAAACTGAATCGGATTATTATAATCATAGACAAACTCATTTTGATAGAATGAATCCTGAATATCTTGAAAAAGATACTTGTGAATTTACACACTTTAAAGATAAATTAGATGATAGATCTATCGCCGGAAGAACCACGGACCCTACCTTATTAGCAGCATTTAAAAATAATCCATATACGCAATCTTTAGAATCTTTTGCTTACTAAAAATAAAAATATTTAATAGTATATATATGGATAGTGATTTATTAATTAAATGCTTCATAGCATTTTGTATTGTTGCAATAGTATGTAATTTAATATATAGTTCGAAGTTATGTAATAAAGATTTAGTTGAAGGGCAGGAACGTAATGCTTCCTCGACCGGAGAATGCTCAAAAAATCCATCTGCGAGCGGCGATAGGGCGGACGGGTTCACAGACGAGTCATGCAAAGCGAAGACGAGTAAGGAGTTGTGTGAGCCGGCTGGCGAAGATGGCCATCAGTTATGCAAATGGACGCCTCGCGCAGCAGCACCCCAAAACAGCAGCCCAAATCAATTAAATAACATAATGCATGATCTTAATGAAAACATATTTAACAAATCCATACAGGACACACTTTCGTATGTCCTAGATAAAATGCCGGGCACAGCAAACGCCCCATTGCCACAATCAATTAAAGCTACTACAACTTTTGATCAATTTGGGGATAATGAAGATTCATTAAATTTCTTGGAAATGATTGTTCAAAAAATTTTAGACATGGATGATTCAGCCTTTATGACCTTTGTAGAGAATCTGTATGCTGACCCAGGATCTTATTGTAGTAATGATATAAATGAATATATTATTTCAATTATATTATTACAATATAATAAAATAAACAAGGAAAAGAAAGACTCCTATATAAATATATCTAATAGATTATCTAGATACATACCAGACATATTAGAAAAAGTACAAAATGTGAATAGGACTTGCGAGGGCGGGGATATATCAGCAAGATCTAATATTATGGATGTAATGTTTTATAGGTTATTCAAAAATAATAATACAATTATTAATATAGGTTCGTTAGATGCATTAGTTAATGAATTAAATAAATTAGATAAAGTATATGGCGTTGTTATATTATTATGTATTACTTATATTATAGTAAAGATTTTCGGCATGTTTAATATGAAATTAGAAGTTTAAATATATTATTTATTATTGTACTCACACCCCTTACTTTCACTATATTTTTTTTTAGCTGTATCCAATACATTTTTATCCAATATATTTTTATCATTTATGATGGTATAATTTAATTGCATGTTATCTATTATTGGAATCATTATAATACCATTTTTAATATATATTTTTTTTAACATATAATATATATAATGAAATATCAAAGTCTTTTTATTTTAGTTATTATAATATTTTTTAATTTATTACTTTTAAATATCTTTAGATTACAAAATGAAATATATAATATTAAATTTAATGATAAACCTTTATCCGGTCTATTAGATGAAAATATAGAAACATATGGGGTTGCAGATCCAGATCCAAATGTCAATAAAAAATTAAATGAAATAGCTAATTTAGTCCCTATAGATGTTAATAAATTAGAAAAATCTAAAGACGTATTATTACCTAAATATAAACAGATAAAACATATTTAAGTATAATTTTACATTTATAATTGAACATTAAAATGGATTTCCTTTTAAAACAAAATATTGATAAAAATAAATTTAATGTCTTTATACGTGATTTATCATCTAATTTAAATACAAATCTTAAACATATTATAGAAGATACTATTAAAGTATCTCTTCAAGATAATACAAAATATACCAAGAAAAAAGGAAAAAAACCAGTAGTGAAAAAAGCAGATATAATTCGTGCCGAAGTATTAAAGAAAAAACAAAATCAAATCTTAAATGATGATCTGAATAGGTTAGAATTTTTATTTAATAATAAAGATGTCAACAACCCATTCAAATCCTTAGAAAAATTAAAATCCAGCGAAGGAATTCGAAAAATGAAGTATATGTTATTAGAATACTACTGGAATAATAATAAAAAAACAAATTTGGATTTTATTATTTCATTATATTATCAATTAAAAGATCTTGATAATACTAATTTTAAAGATTTATTAGAAAATATTGGAAGAAAATTAGAAAATTATGAATATAAACTTTATATGATGAAAGAACTAGGATACCTGTTGCCACCATTGAACTTTTGGGATACCCCTGAAAAAAAACTAGATGATTGGCAAAAAGAAGTTATTAATATAGTTAATAATAAACAATCATGTATTGTTAAAGCACCTACATCGGCTGGGAAAACTTGGATTGCTATGAGTACAGGTATTATTCATAAAAAAGTATTATATATATGTCCTGCAAAACCTGTAGCATATCAAGTGGGTTCACATTTTATTTATATGGGATATAAAGTACATTATTTAGTAGATAATTTATCACAAAATTCATTCGACAATAAAACTAATATTTTTATAGGGACACCTGATGAAATTGAAAATAATTTACATCGCATTGGAACACATTTCGATTATGCTGTATTTGATGAAATTCATAATTTAAATAATTCTAAAGATGGAGATATATATGAAAATTTAATTAAAATTCTAAATTGTAATTTCTTAGCATTGTCTGCTACAATTGGAAATATAGAATATTTACAAGACATATTTAATAAAATCCACCCCTCTAAAAAAATTCATTATGTTGAATACAATAAAAGATTTATCAACCACCAAAGATGGATTTATAATAATGAATTAAAATCTATTCATCCATTATGTTCTATAGACAATAATGATTTAAATGTTGATTTTATTAAAAATTCATTATCATTTACACCTAATGATTGTGCTGTATTATGGGGACATATTGAAGAAATATATGAAGAGAATGATTGTGAAGATTTAATAGAAAATATGTCTCCAGATGAATATTTTAAAGAAAATAAATTATTAACTTTAGACGATTGCTTCGAATATGAACAATTATTAAAGAAATTTATTATTGATAATAAAAATGATAATAAAATTAATGAAATTTTAAGTAAGCTAAAATTTAGTAAATCTAATACAGATAATAAAGAAAATATTATTAAATTTTTAAGAAATTGTAATGATAAAGATATGTTCCCTATGATAATTTTTAATACTAATTCTCCAGTATGTAAAGATATTTTTTATTATATATATAAAAATCTAGCAGAATCTGAAGAAAAAGAATACCCATTCCATTATTTAATTTTAGAAAAAAAACAAGAATTATATGAAAAATATTTAGAAGAAAGAGCTAAATTTACTAATAATATCAAAATTCCTAAAAGTTCTAAGGATCCTATTACAGATAAAAATGCTAAATTAGATAGTTTTGACAGAAAATATAGGGAAAAGAATATTACAGATGTTTCAACATTATATCAAAGCTGCTTGAATGATATTGATAGATCTAATGTAGAAAAAGATTTAAAACGTTTACAGAAAAATAATTTAAATAAAGAATTTAAATTATTTACAGATAATCCAGATTTTTGTTATCAAGATGTATTTAAAAAACATGATTCATTCTGTTTTAGTATGAATGAGCCTATGTCTGCGGACACTATTAGAGATGTACGAAGAGAAATTATGAAAACCTTAGGTATTAAAATATCATATGAACATCCTATATTTCAAATGCTTAAAAGAGGGGTCGGATTATATATAGAAACCATGCCTGATGAATATAAATGGATTTTACAAAAACTATTGTCTAATAGACAAATAGGAATAGTAATATCTGATAAAACATTATGTATGGGTATTGATTTACCTGTGAGAACATGTTGTTTAATGGAATTTAATGGTAATAATAATTTTACTAATGAAGACTATTTACAAATGAGTGGTCGTGCAGGTAGAAGGGGTCAAGATAGCAAGGGTAATGTAATATTTTATGGTAATATTGATTATTTATCTCTAATGAAAGGATATTTACCTAATATAATAGGTTCTACCAAACAATTAAATAAAACATATAATATTATAACTAAATTAAATACATCTATAAAAAAAGAAAACTTAGATAAAATATATGAATATTTTATTAATGATAATAGGCAAGTAATTGAATGTGATACCACTTTCGAAAACCCTAAATTATTATGGTATTTAAGAAAATATATTAATTCGAACAATTTAGTAGAAGAATTAGAAGATATTGAATGTTATTTATTCAGAAATAAAATAGATAATGAATATTATATTTTATCTAAATTATATAATTTAATTGGATGCAAATCTATTAATAACGAATACAAATTTAATAAAATTGAAAATAATATTTTAGAAAATTTAGAAATTATTTATGAATTATATGAAGTTATAATCAATATTTATAACAATATTAATAAAGATAAATATTTATTATTAAGAAAAGTATTAAAAGAAATATATAATAATATTAAAGGTTTAATTATTAAATATAATGGATTTTAATTTATATATAAATTATTAATATGAGATATATAGATAATATAATATATAATAATACAGATAATGAATTACAACTATATAATATACCCGAAAATGATATCATAATTTATCATAATAATAGTAATAATAATACGAATATATTAATTTATAATAATATAATAACATATTGGAAACTCTTCGGATTAACATTATTTAGTTTAGGATGTGTATATGGATTTAAATGTTATAATAAATTTAAATATGATAGAATGGATGAAATTGTAATGCCAATTAATATTGAAAATTTAAATACATTAATTGTATGTAATGAATTACCAGAAAATAATTGTTCAATATGTTTAGATGAATTTAAAAATGAAGATATATTAAAAAAATTAAATTGTTCTCATATATTCCATAAGGATTGTTTAGTTCCTTGGATAAATAATAATAAATCATGTCCTCTGTGTAGAACAGATATTTTGTAGTAATAAATCGATTAACTCGATTGACTAGTTTATAAAATTATTATTTTAAATAACATTTTCTACACACTGCTATATAATCCTCTTCTGAACCTACTAATACTTTTTCTTTTGATTCTGATATTCTTTTTGAAAATATGCCTAAAGTACCATCTTTACATATAGAACAATATGCCTTTAATTTAATTATATCATCACATAATGGTATAAGTTTATGTATTTCTCCGAAATTTACTCTATTCGAATCACCATCTAATCCGACAACTATAACATGTTTCCTTCTTAATTCCACTTGATCTATGACAAATAAATATAAATCATCAAAAAATTGTGCTTCTTCTATTATAATATATTTAACATACACAGTATTTTTAAATTCACTCAATTTATTTAATGTTATACACTCATATTCTTGTTTATTATGTGTAGATATCTTAGTAGATGAATATCTGTCATCTATTTGTGGTTTAATAATAATAGGTGTTTCATCAATATGTTTCAATGAATTAACTATTCTTAAAATTTCAGTTGTTTTTCCTGAATACATAGAACCTAATATTAATTTTAAAGACATTTTTTATAAAACTAATATATAAATAATCAAATTTACACATAACCCAAACCGGCTGTGCCTGAAATTATTCTTAATATATTATAATTTACAGCATAAAGAGTATATATGTCATTTGCAGCAGATGTTT